TCAACGAGGGATGAAGTAGGCGACGTTGCCGACGGTCATCAACCAGATGTGGGTTGAGCTGCCGACGGGTGTGTCACCCGGGAAAAGGATCATGGTGAACATGCCCGGTCTCCGTTCAGGGGAGAGGTCACAATCGGAGGTGATTGATGACTGTCCTGACTTTGTATTTAGTGGCGGTCGGCACCGGTGTGACGAATTCGGGCCAAAAAAAAGCCGCCCCATGGGCGGCTTTCTTCGTTGAGGTCTCGGCTCAGTTCTTCGGCGGCAACTCGAACGGCCGGAAGCGGATCACCTCCTCCCCCAGCCAATCGTTCACCTGAGCCAGTCGCGCCTGGATCGGCTCCAGCTCGTTGACGGCCCAGACCTCGGCCGCCTCGCGCAGTGATCCGAACCCGCCGGCGTTGGTCGGCACGATGCCCATCAGCTGCGGCGGGATGCGCAGCGCGGCGAGCAGATCGTCGCGGCTGATGTTCTTGATCGACCCGAACTCATCCTTCGCCGCCACCTCGCTCACCGGGATCAGCTGCAGCCCGTCCTTCTTGCCGTTCGGCGCGTAGACGAACAGGTTGCGGAAGTTGCCCGGGCCTTTGGCCGACTTCAACGCCTGGCGCAGCGCGTCGACGTCCGCCTCATTCTGGCTCGCGTCGGTCATGTACATGATGAACCCGGCATGCGACCCGTTCTGGTAATACTTGCGGCGGAAGAGGGTGGCCGACTCGTTCAGCAGCGCCGACTGCAGCGCCGACAGCCACTCCGGCAGCCCGTACACCTCCTGATTGATATCGGCCTCGCGTAGGTGGCAAATGCTGCCGCGCTCGAACTCGTGCTCATCCTTCCATCCGCGCACCTGGTAGTAGGTTTCCAGATCCGCGCCGCGGCGCATGTACTTGGCCAGCGTCGGCTGCAGCGTCAGCGGCTGGCCGAGCCTGTTACGTCGCCGCTCCAGGTAGGCATTGCCGCACCAGAGCCAGTCCAGGGCGAACTGGCCGAACGCCTGCCGATTCAGCAGGCGATGCGGAATGAAGGTTCGCTCCAGCATGTTGCGCTTGAAGTTGAGCCCGCTCTGCAGGAACACGCTCGCCCGCGTCGACTTCGCCAGCCCATCCAGCGACAACGGAGGTTCGTACCACTTCCCGTTGAGCCAGCATTCCAGGTAGTCGAGCAATTCGCGCCCATCGAGCACCGGCAGAGGATCGCCGAAGGTGAAGGCCTCCACGCCAGGGGCGGGGGCGGTGGTCAGTTCGCTCATCAGCAGATCTCCATGAATCCAGTGTTCGCCGAGGTCTGCCCCTCTAGCGGTTCGTTGTGCAGGGCGTGGAACAGCGCCCACGCCAGGTCAGCGTGGCCGGTCTCGTCGTTGCGCCCGGCGGTATAGGTCATCTGGCGGCCCGAGGCCGTGATCGTCTTGCGAATGGCCATCAGCGAGCTGGCCACGTCCGTCCAGCCGGCGTCGAACTCCAACCGGCCATTGCGGATCACGTCATAGGCCTTGAGCACCAGGCGCGTCTTCACCTCCGGCGAGTAGCTAAAGGTGGTCACGTTGGGGAAGAACTGGCGGACCAGCTGCGCCACGCCCGAGCCCAACCCGGTCACGTCCACGCCGATATAGGTCACCCAGTAGCGGTTGCAGGCCTGGCGGATCGCCTCGGCCTGGGCCGCGAAGTCCATCCCGCGGAACTGATGGCGCTCCAGGAGGCGGAACTTGCCGCCGGGTACCGCCGGCGGCGCGACTACCACCATGCCCGCACTGTCGCCGGTCTCGGCCGGGTCGTAGCCGATCCAGACCGGACGGTCGCCCAGCGGGCGCGCCGCGAACGGCTTGTAGTCCTCGCCCCACTCCACCCAGCTGTCCACCATGCAGGGCTGCAGCATCGTCAGCGGGAAGATGCTCGCCCCGTCGTCGACGAACTCGCACATCAGCAGGTTGGCGAACTGCTCCGCGTTGTACTCGAAGCGCAGCTCCTCCAGGTCGAACAGGTCGCAGCCGCGGCGCTCGGCATCGAGGATGGTCACGATCTGCCGCCAGATCTTGTCCTCCCGGCACAGCTTGCCGGGGGCGAGCGTATCGTGGCGCAGGTCGATCTTTACGTGCTGCGCCGCCGGCTTGCCCTTGTTCAGGCGCTCACCCGTCCACCATTTGTACGCCGGGTGCCCCATGCTCGACGGCGTCGAGAAGTACGTCTTGCGCCACTTCTTGTGCAGCGCCATGCCCGACGCCACCTTGTTCAGCTCGTCGAAGCCATGCACCCAGAAAAATTCGTCGAAGTAGAAATTGCCCGACCGCCCCTGGGCGGTGCGGTAGTTGGTACCGAGAAAATGCAGCTCGGCGCCGTTGGCCAGCACGATCGGGTCGCCCGTCAGCTGTCGGCCCAGCGCCTCCTGGACGAACGCCTGCATGTAGTTCTTGAACTGGTGCGCCTGCGCCTTGCTCGCCGAAAGGAAGATCTGATTGCGGCCCGTCAGCAGCGCATCAATCAGCGCCTCGCGGGCGAAGTAGAAGGTCGCGCCGATCTGGCGTGACTTGAGGATCATCCGCGTTCGCATGTTGATCGCCCGGTACCAGTCGAGCTGGTACTCGAAGCAACTGTCGCGGAATGCCTCCTCCAGCAGCTCGATCTCGCCCTCGTCGAACTCGTTGCGCTTGGGCGGCTTCTTCGGCCCGGCGTTGCGCGCCTCCAGGTTCGGATTCAGCTCCGCCTGGGTACCGCCGTCCTGGAAGCGCTGGATCCGCGCCTGCCGCTCCAGTTGCCGGTGCAGCAGGTCGATTTCCTTGAAGTCGCCGCCGGTTTTGCCGTCCTTGAGGATCAGCTGCACCAGTCGGGCCTCCAGCGCGCCGCCAATGCGCTCGACGTTATCCGCCCGGTCCCATTCGTCCCGGGTTTTCCAGGAGTGGACGGTCTTTTCCTTCTCTTCCAGGAAGTCGGCGATATCCGTGACCCGCCACCCCATCCAGTACAGATGGCGAGCGGTGCGGCGTGGATCCTGGACGGGAATTTCAACGGTCGGTGCATTCATGGCGCCGATGCTGCCGTTCGCGCGCGCGAGTCGTTACTCCCGCGTCCTGTACGTCCCGCCAGTACAGGGCGCGCGAATTGCCCGCGCAGCGCGGGCTGTCGACCATGCCCTCACTACCTGCCCAGCAGCCAACAGTCGAGGACAGCCCGCATGGCCGGCAACAGCAAAAAATTCCGCTCCAAGATGTTCCGCATCGGCGTCGAAGGCGCGACCACTGACGGTCGCACCATCGAACGCAGCTGGCTGGAGGAAATGGCCGCCAGCTACAACCGCGACACCTACGGCGCGCGCATCAACGTCGAGCACATCAAGGGTCTGTCGCCCGACTCGCAGTTCGGCGCCTACGGCGATGTGCTCGCCCTGAAAACCGAAGAGGTCGAGATCAACGGCGAGAAGAAGCTCGCCCTGCTCGCCCAGATCCAGCCCAACGAGGCGCTACTGACCCTGAACAAGAAAGGCCAGAAGATCTACACCTCGATGGAAATCCAGCCCAAGTTCGCCAACACCGGCAAGGCCTACCTGGTCGGCCTGGCGGTCACCGACAGCCCCGCGAGCCTGGGTACCGAGGCGCTGGAGTTCAGCGCCAAGCACGGCACCCTGACCAGCCGCAAACAGGACAAAGACAACCTGTTCACCGCCGCCGAGCCGGCCGAGCTGGAGTTTGAAGAGATCGACGACACCCCGTCCAAGGTTGCCGGCCTGTTCAAGAAGGTCAGCGAGCTGCTGGGCAAGGGCAAGCAGACCGAGGAGCAGTTCGGTGAGCTGGCCGAGACCCTGGAAGCCATCGCCAAGCACTCCGCCGATCAGGCCGAGGCGCTCACTGCAGAGCAGACCGCTCGCAAGAGCCTGGAGACCAGCTTCGCCAAGCTGGAGACCGAGTTCGCCGACCTGATCAAGAAGCTGGAGCAAACCCCGGCGCCAACTACCCCGAACAACCCGCAGTTCAGGCAGCGCCCGCCGGTTGCCGGCGGTGACGGCCGCATCGTCACCGACTGCTGACACCCGAAACGGAAAAGCCCAGCCCCAGAACCCGGAGAGACCCATGCGCAACGAAACTCGTGCCCTTTTCAACGCCTATCTGCAGCAGCTTGCCCAGCTGCATGGCGTGTCCGACGTCACCACCAAATTCACCGCTGAGCCCAGCGTGGCCCAGCGCCTTGAAACCCGCATTCAGGAGTCCAGCGACTTCCTGACCCGCATCAATATGTACGGCGTGCAGGAGCAGGCCGGCGAGCTGATCGGGCTCGGTGTGACGGGGCCGATTGCAAGCACCACCAACACCACCACGACCGACCGCGCCACTCAGGACATGACGGCCCTGGATGACCGCAGCTACCTCTGCACCCAGACCAACTTCGACACCCATATCACCTACGCCAAGCTGGACGCCTGGTCGAAGTTCCAGGACTTCCAGGCTCGCATCCGCGACGCAATCCTCAAGCGCCAGGCGCTGGATCGCATCATGATCGGCTGGAACGGCACCTCGCGCGCCGCCACCTCCAACCCAGCAACCAACCCGTTGCGCCAGGATGTCAACGTCGGCTGGCTGGAAAAAATGCGGGTCGAGAACGCCTCTCGCGTCATGAGTGAGGTCGTGGCAGCCAGCGGCAAGATCCGTATCGGCGAGACTGGCGACTACGCCAACCTGGACGCGCTGGTCTTCGACTTGATCAACGAAATGATTGAGCCGTGGTACCAGGAAGACCCGGATCTCGTAGTGATCTGCGGCCGCCAACTGCTGGCCGACAAGTACTTCCCGCTGGTCAACCAGAAGCAAGCGCCTTCCGAGCAGCTGGCAGCTGACGTCGTCATGAGCCAGAAGCGCCTGGGTGGCGTGCCCGCAGTGCGCGTGCCGTTCTTCCCAGCCACCGGGCTGATGGTTACCCGTCTCGACAACCTGTCGATCTACTGGCAGGAGGGCACTCGCCGCCGGCAGGTCGAGGACAACGCGAAGCGCGATCGCATCGAGAACTACGAGTCGGTCAACGACGCTTATGTGATCGAAGATCTGGGCTGCGCGACCCTGGCCGAGAACATCGAGTTCGTGTGAGGAGCTGACCGATGAGCCATGCCCGCAAGCGCTTTCAGACCATCTCCGCAGCGGTTGCCGCCGCTGCGGTAGCTGGCCCCGCCATGACAATGGACGGTGCAAATGCCTACGAACTGCAACTCGCCCAACTGCACCAGGACCGCCACCGCCTGAGCCAGATCCAGTCCACCGAGGGCAAGATCGCGCTCAAAGCACAGTTGCTGCCAGCCTACGCCCCATACGTGGACGGCGTGCTGTCCGCTGGCCGCGGCGCGCAGGACGATGTGCTCACGACCATCATGCTCTGGCGTCTCGACGTCGGTGACTATGCCGGTGGTCTTGATATTGCCGAGTACGTGCTCAAGCACGGCATGAGCATGCCGGATCGGTTCGAGCGCACCACCGGCTGCCTGATCGCCGAGGAAGTGGCTGAGGCCGCCCTCAAAACTCAGAAAGCCGACGGCACCTTCGAGCTGGGCCTGCTGCTACGCACCGCCTCGATGACCGATGAGCAGGACATGCCTGACCAGGCCCGCTCCAAGCTCTATCTCGCCATCGGCCGGGCCAACGCCACCGCAGCCGGTGCGATCGATGAACAGGCCGAACAAGCCGAGTGGCTCAAGATGTCGCACAAGTACCTGGTGCGCGCCATCGAGCTGCACGACAAGTGCGGCGCCAAGAAAGACCTGGAGCGCGTCGATCGCCTCCTCAAGAAACACGCGGAAAGCAAGCCAGCCACCACAGGCACCGGAGAGCCACCAGCGAACGACCAGCCCAACCCCGACCAGGGCGAAGGCGAGCCGAACGCAGGGGGCGCCCCGTCCGATACCGGCGAGCCATCAGCGAACGACCAACCTGCCCCCGACCAGGGTGCCGGCGAATCGAACGCAGAGCCGAGCACGACGGACACCGGCGAGCCATCCGCTAACTGAGCGTCCCCACGCACCCCGGCGGCTCGGGGCTGATCAGCAGGTTTTCTCATTGGCCCAGCTGTGAAGCCCCGACCACCGCCGACCTATTCGAGCCGCGACCATGAGCGCCTTCATCGCCACCAACGCCACCGCAACCGCCGACCCGTTCCCCATCATCAACGACGGCTGGTTCCCCGACCTGGACGGCGCCAAGCTGCGCGCCGCCGTGCGCCTGGACGGCAGCGTGACCGATGCCCGCCTTGAGGTCGCCACCGTTAATGCCCTGATCGAAGTCAACCGCGAGTTGGACCTCTATCGCCGCGCCCGCCAGGAGGAAGGCCATGCCAACCTGACTGCGGTACCCGCCTCGCAGCTCCAGGGCGAGAGCTACCTTGTGCACCTCTACCGCCGGGCCATCGCCTGCAGCGTAGGTGCCGAGCTGGCCGAGCGCATGCGCGACTACAGCGCCACCGGCGACGGTGCCGAACGCGCCGATGCCCAATTGCCCACCGCCGACGAATACCGCCGCGACGCACGCTGGGCAATCCGCAGCATCCTCGGCCGCGCGCATACCACCGTGGAGCTGATCTGATGGAAACGATCGATTGGAATGAAATCAGCCGCCGCGGGCTGCTGGAGCGGATCAACCGGGAAATCATGCACCCGCTTGGGTTAGCCATCTGCCGAGAAGTTGAGACGGGCGTCTCGCCGGGCGCACTGGTTTCTGACGATGGCCCATTCGTATACCCGGACGCAGCGCCAACCGAGGCGGACGACTGATGACCACCGTGATCGCCAACCAGGGCGACACCGTCGACGCCATCTGCTGGCGGTACTACGGCCGCACCGCCGGAGTCACCGAGGCCGTCCTCGATGCCAACCCCGGGCTCGCCGATCTCGGCCCCGTAATCCCCCACGGCACCGCTGTCACCCTGCCGGATGCCGCCCCGCAAGCCGAACAACGCCAAGTGGTGAACCTATGGGACTGATCTACCTCGCCCTCTACAAGGGTCGCGGCACGCTGTTCAACCGCCTGGTCCGCCTCTGGACGCGCTCCAAGTACAGCCATTGCGAACTGGTCCTGGCCGATAGCCGCTGGCTCTCCGCATCGGCTATGGACGGCGGCGTGCGCGCCAAGCACATCGAGCTGAACCTCGAACACTGGGACCTCATCCCGCTGCCCTGGGCGGACTATCGCCAGATCGCCCGTGTCTTCCGCGCCAACGCCGGTCAGGGCTACGACTTCTTCGGCCTGTTCGGCAGCCAGCTGCTGCCGGTCGGCCTGCACAGCCGGCGTCGCTGGTTCTGCAGCGAGTTCTGCGCCGCCGCGCTCGGCTTCCCCATGCCCCAGCGCTACAGCCCGGCTCAGCTGGGCGAAGTGGTCCAGCACATCAACACCCTCACGCCCAGCGGACAGTGGAATGAAGCGAATGCCTGACAGACCGGAAACCTACGCGTTCCTCGCCACCTGGCTGGAACACAACTTCCCCGCGCTCTACGCCGGCGCGCTGGCGATGCTCATCGCCGCCTGGCGAATCATCTACAGCGGCGGGAAGGTGCGGCAGCTCGCACTCGAAGCGCCGCTCTGTGGCCTGCTCGGCGTCGGCGTCTCCTATGGCCCATCGCTGATCGGCGCACCGCAGGAGGCTGGCGTGTTCCTCGCCTGCATGGTCGGCCTGTTCGGCGTTGAGGTGAGTCGCGAGGCAGCCAGGCGCGTGCTCAAGAAGAAGGTGGACGAGCTATGAGCGAACTCCTGTTCATTGGCGCCCGCGGCCTCTCCGTGCGCAACCTGCAGGCCGCACTCACGCTGGCGGGCTACCCCATCCAACTTGATGGCGATTTTGGAGAAGACACCGAAGCCGCCGTGCGTGCCTACCAGCGCAAGGTCGGCTTGGTGGACGATGGCGTCGCAGGCCCGAAGACAATGGCTGCGCTCCACGGCTACGACACCTCGCGCTACCTCAAACGACAGGACCTGCAGCAGGCCGCCGACCGTCTCGGCGTGCCGCTGGCCAGCGTCATGGCCGTCAATCAGGTGGAGAGCCGCGGCGAGGGCTTCGCCAGCAACGGCCGCCCGGTGATCCTGTTCGAGCGGCACGTGATGTTCGAGCGCCTGCAGGCCCGTGGCGTCAGCGCCGCACAGGCGGATGCACTAGCCGCCAAGCATCCCGCTCTGGTCAACCGCAAGTCCGGCGGCTACATCGGCGGTACCGCCGAGCATCAGCGTCTCGCCCAGGCGCAGCAGATCCACGCTGCCGCCGCGCTCGAGTCCGCCAGCTGGGGTTTGTTCCAGGTCATGGGCTACCACTGGCAGCGCCTCGGCTACTTCGACGCCCAGCACTTCGCAGACACCATGGCCTTGAGCGAGGCCGCCCAGCTCGACGCCTTCGTCACCTTCATCGAAACGGACCCCGCGCTGCACAAGGCGCTCAAGGGTAAGAAGTGGGCCGAGTTCGCCCGTCGCTACAACGGCCCGAACTACACCCGCAACCTCTACGACGTGAAGCTCGCCCGGGCCTTCGCCCAGTTCGCCCAGTTCGCCGGCGAGCAGGAGGAAGCCGCATGATCACCTACCTGATCACCATGCTTGTCTTCACCATCATCGGCCTCGGCAGTACCAGCCATCATTTGCAAGGCGTATACCCGCGGCAAAAAATGACAGACCGGAGTGACGACCTCATCACTCTGTGCCTTCAGGTCGGCATGCTGGTGTGGATCATCAATCTGCTGCTGGAGCGGGCATGACCACCGCTCGCCAACTCGCCTACGGCCTAGCCCTGGTCGCCGCGCTCTGCCTGCTGATCTGGGTGCAGCAACAGCGCATCGAGGCCGCCCAGGCGCGGGCCGATCTCGCCAGCGAGCGCCTGCAAACCGCCCATCAGCGCAACGCCAACCAGGCCGCCACCATCACCCGCCTCACTGGCGAGGTCGCCGCCCAGCGCCTCGACCAGCTCGCCCTGCAGCAGACGCTCAGCGACCTGCGCCAGGCCCACGCCACCGATCAGCTCAAGAAGAAGGAACGCCGCCGTGAAGACCCAACCCATGCGACTTGGGCTGCTCAGCCTTTACCTGATGCTGCTCGCCGCCTGCACGAGCGCCCCGCCATCACCGGAGCCGCAGGTTACCGTCAGTGGCTGTCCGGTCGTGACGCGCTGCACGCTGGCCCCGGCGGCGCCGGGCAGTAACGGCGAACTCAGCGACGACACCGACTACCTCATGGCCGCCTGGGGCGAATGTGCCGCCAAGGTGGACCTCATCGTCGACCACAACGCACGAAGCACCCAGCCATGAACAAGCCCAACTCCCTGCGCGCCCACCTGCTCGCCGCCGTGCCCGAGCTGCACAAAAACCCCGACCGTCTGCTGGTGTTCATCGACAACGGCACCATCCGCAGCACCGCTGCCCATGGGCTGTCGTTCGAGTACAGCTACACCCTCAACGTCATCCTTACCGACTTCGCCGGGCACCCAGATGCCGTCGCTATCCCCCTCCTCGCCTGGGTCATGGTCAACCAGCACGAACTGCTGGCCAACCAGGAGAAGGGCAAGACCGCCATCGCCTTCGAGGCTGACGTGCTGGACAACAGCAAGGTCGACCTCTCCATCAAGTTGCCGCTGACCGAACGCGTCATCGTCAAGAAGCAGGCCGCCGGTGCTTTGGACGTCACCCACCCGGACGAACCCCAGCTGGAGCCGTTTCTGGAGGCCGGTACTTGGCAGCTATATGCCGAAGGCATGCTGCTGGCCGAGTGGCAGAGCACCGCTCAGGATGGCGGCGACATGGCCAGCCCGCATCCGGTGCGCCATGGCTGACGATCTTCGCGCCCTGGAAGACTGGGCCGGCGTTCTGCTGGCCCGGCTGGAGCCCGGCGCTCGCCGCCAGCTCAACCAGCAGATCGGCCGCGAGCTGCGGCGCAGCCAGCAGCAGCGCGTCGCGAGCCAGCGCAACCCGGACGGCACCCCGTACGCGCCACGCAAGCCCCGCCAGCTGCGCGGCAAGGTCGGGCGCATCAAACGGCAGATGTTCACCAAGCTGCGCCAGGCTGCGCACCTCAAGCTGCGCAGCACCCCGGATGCGATCGCCATCAGCTTCATGGGCCGCGTAGCCCGCATCGCCCGCGTCCACCAGTACGGCCTGCGCGACCGCCCCGATCGCGGTCAGGCCGAGGTGCAATACGAGCGCCGCGAGCTGCTCGGCTTCACCGATGCCGACCTGGAATTGATCCGCGACCAGCTCCTGGAACACCTCACCCGCTGACCTCGCCCTGTAGCACCCCGCGCTACAGGCTCAGTGCCGTGCACCACGCGCGCGCGAGCCGCAGCATCAGCGGCATGAACATTGCCGAAATCACCCGCCTGCTCGAAAACATCGTCCGCTTCGGCACCATCGAAGCGGTCCAGATGCAGCCGCCTCGCGTCAAGGTGAAAAGCGGGAACATCGCCACCACCTGGCTGCCCTGGTTGAACCTGCGCGCCGGCGCCGACCGCGAGTGGGACCCGCCCACCATCGGCGAGCAGGTTGTGCTGCTGAGCCCATCCGGCAACCTCGCCCAGGGCGTGGTGCTGACCGGTCTGTTCTCTGACCTGATCCCGGCAAACGGCGACCGCGAGGGCCTGCATCGCCGCACCTACCGCGACGGTGCCGTCATCGAATACGACAGCATCGCCAAGCGTCTGCTGGCCGTCCTTCCCACCGGCGGCCAGGCCCAGCTCACCGCACCGGGCGGCGTCACCATCCTCGGCAACGTCGATATCACGGGAACCGTGACCGTCAGCGCAGACGTAGTCGCATCAGGCATCAGCCTGGTCACCCACAAGCATGGCGGCGTGCAAACCGGCTCCGGAACCACGGCGGTGCCGAAATGATCGGCATGTCAGCCAGCACCGGCCGCGCGATCGAGGGCAACACGCACCTCGCGCAGTCGATCGCCGACATTCTCACCACCCCCATCGGTTCGCGCGTGATGCGCCGCGAGTACGGCAGCCAGCTGCCCGACCTGATCGATTGGCCCACCAACGACGCCACGCGCCTGCAGGCCTACGCCGCTACGGCCATGGCGCTGCTGCGCTGGGAACCGCGCATCCGCCTCAGCCGCGTGCAGTTGTTCCTGGGCGAGCAGGCCGGGCAGGTGGTGCTCGATATCGAGGGCAGCCGCGCCGACGTCAACGAGCCGCTCAGCCTGCGCATCCCCCTGCGCCTGGGAGCCATCGCATGAGCCAGTTCACCGCCATCAACCTCGCCCAGGTGGCCCCGCCGGATGTGATCGAATCGCTCGACTTCGAGCAGATCCTCGCCGCCATGCTGGCCGATCTGCTCGAACGCGCGCCCGAGCTGGACGCCCAGGTCGAGTCGGAACCCTTCATGAAGCTGCTGGAGGTTTGCGCCTACCGCGAGTTGCAGCTGCGCGCCCGCATCAACGATGCCGCCCGCGCCGTCATGCTGCCGTACTCCACCGGTACCGACCTGGACAACCTCGGCGCGCTGTTCGGCGTCGAGCGCCTGCTGATCAGCCCCGCGGTGCCGACTGCCATTCCGCCGATCGCCGCCGTCTACGAGAGCGACAGCGACTTCCGCTACCGCATCCAGCTCTCGCTGGAAGGTCTGTCCACCGCAGGTCCCGAGGGCGCCTACATCTTCCACGCACTCAGCGCGGACGGGCAGGTGCTCGATGCCAGCGCCATCAGCCCAACGCCGGGGGAGGTGCTGATCACCGTGCTCTCACGCCAGGGCAGCGGCGTGCCGGACGCCACGCTGCTCGCCACCGTGCTGGCCAAACTCAGCGACGAGAGCGTCCGGCCGCTCACGGACTATGTCCAGGTGCAGGCGGCGACCATTGCCCCCTACCAGGTCACCGCCACGCTGTACTTCTACGCCGGCCCGGACCGCGAGGTCATCATGGCCAACGCCCGCGCGGCGCTGAAGGCCTACACCAGTGGCCAGCACCGTCTGGGGCTGGACGTCACGCTCTCCGGCATTTATGCCGCGCTTCACCAACCAGGCGTGCAGCGTGTGGATCTGGCAAGCCCAACCGCCAACCTGGTCGTAAACCGCCAGAGCGCCTCCTACTGCACCGCCATCAACCTCACCGATGGTGGCCTGGATGAGTGATCAGCCAAGCCTGCTACCGCCTAATGCCTCGCCGCTTGAGCGCAAGCTGGAGCAGGCGACCCTGCGTCTCGGCACCATGGCGGTACCGCTGCGCGAGCTTTGGAATCCCGAGACCTGCCCGGCGAATTTGCTGCCGTGGCTCGCCTGGACGCTTTCGCTCGATAGTTGGCAGCCGTACTGGCCCGAGGCCGTTAAGCGGGCGCGTATCCGCTCAGCCGTCGACATTCAGCGTCGCAAGGGCACCGCCAAGTCAGTGCGCGACGTAGTGCGCTCGTTCGGCAGCTCGCTTGCCCTGCGGGAGTGGTGGCAGAAGGAACCCATGGGTACTCCGCACACCTTCGAGGTCGTGCTAACGCTGGGGGCCAGCGTGCCCAACACCGCCGCCTACCAGCAGGACATCATCAAGGAAATCGAGCGCACCAAGCCGGTGCGCTCGCACTTCACGCTCACGCTCGGCCTCGCCGCCACTGGAGGCCTCGGCCTGCAGGGTGCTGCCCGGCCAGTCATCTACCGCCGCCTGCAATGCACTGAGGCCCCGTAATGGCACTACCCATCACCATCACCGATGCCGGCCGCGCCGAGATCATCAATGCAGAAAACAACGGCACCGGTGCGGTGCTGATCACCGAGATCGGCTTCGGCACCGGCCAATACACGCCCACAGCCAACCAGACTGTGTTGCAAGCTCAGATCAAGCGAGTGAGTTCAATTGCAGGCCAAGCTGTAGCCGATGACACCATCCACGTCATGGCCAAGGATGAGACCGCATCGGCCTACAACGTCGGTGAGTTCGGGCTATTCAGCGACAAAGGCACGCTCATCGCCGTTTATTCGCAGCCAGTTGAGTCGGGCTGGATCATTCAGAAGGCGGGGCCGTCTACCTTGCTGCTCGCCACGGATATCATCCTGGAGAGCCTCAACGCAGCCAGCCTGACGTTCGGGGATATCCTATTCATCAATCCACCGGCAACCACGACTGTGCAAGGCGTTGTTGAACTCGCCACGCCCGAAGAAACCCAAGCGGGCACCGATGGGGCTCGGGTCGTCACGCCGGCCGGCCTTAAGACCCTGACGGGCAGTACCAGCCGCGCCGGGCTTTTACAGCTCAATAACACCCTCACCAGTACCAGCACCTCACAGGCGTTGACGGCGGCCCAAGGCAAGAAGCTGCAAGATGAAAAACAGGCGGCAGACCCGACCCTGACGGCGTTGGCTGCGCTGGTGACTTCCGCAAACAAGCTGATCTACGCCACTGGCGATGACAGCTTTGCCATGACGGACCTGACGGCATTTGCACGCTCGCTACTGGACGATGTCGATGCCGCCGCAGCTCGCGAGACGCTGGGGCTGGTGAAACAGAGCAGCAGCACAGACACCACCGCTGGGCGCGTAATGACAGTCGGTGCGTTTGGGCTAGGATCGGCCGCGATCGGTCTGGCTACGCCGAACCTCAACGACGAGCGCCCGACCGGGTTCTACTACTGCAACAGCCCGACCAATAGTCCGGCAACGGACAATGGCTGGTTGCTACATGAGGATCTTTCGGGTGCCGGCTACGCTGCGCAAACGTATAAGGCGCTGAGCGGACGGGTGTTCCAGCGCGTGCAAAGCGGCGGTGCCTGGCGCAGCTGGGTCGAACTGTTTCACTCAGGCAACGTCTCGCCTTTTATCCAGTCACTGCTGGATGACGACAGTGCGGCGGTCGCACGGGACACATTGGGGGCACAAGCAAGTGACCCTACTCTGACGGCGTTGGCTGCGCTGGTGACTGCCGCAAACAAGCTGATCTACGCCACTGGCGAAGACAGCTTTGCCACGGCGGATCTGACGGCATTCGCACGCACGCTACTGGATGATGCCGATGCAGCCGCAGCTCGCCTTACGCTGGGCGCGGCCCCGGTGGAAAGCCCGACATTCACCGGATCGCCAAAAGTTCCAACTGCCTTGGCAACAGACAGTGGCACAAGTGCTGCCAACACTTCGCATGTGAAAGCGGCGATGGCGTTGTATGGAATAGGGGGGCAGGCGGTCTCCACGGAAGTGGATCTCAACACCTATAAGATTGGTGGTGCCTATGTGACCCCTAGTTCGGGCTTACTTAATCTACCTTCGGGATGGACGCAGGGGCGACATATCATTCTTGTCTCCGGCGGGGCGAGCTACGCCGCGCAGTTGCTCTACGGGGCTAATGCCAATGTGAGACGTCAGGCTATTCGCATATGGGACGGTACGGTCTGGAGCGCTTGGGACGAATTGTGGCACTCAGGGAACACCATTAAACAAGCGAACTTGGCAGACACTACCGCTGGGGCATTTATGCAAGTGGGAGCGTTCGGCCTCGGCGGGGCTGGAATACCCGTTTCTGATTACAACACTACGCCAAATGGTAACGCCTTTATATATGCGGGGAGTAGTTCTACACCCAACAAACCGGGCGGGGGCAGCTCTTATGCAATCAATCTTTTCAGTTCCGGTCTTTATGCGCATCAGCTGGGTGCAGGAGTTGCGGAGAATGAACTGCGCTTTCGAAATAAGAACAACGGTGTATGGGGTGCGTGGAATACGTTACTTCACACTGGTAACACCTCGTCGTTTATACAGACACTATTCGACGACGCGGACGCTGCTGCGGCAAGGTCTACGCTTGGTATAACCGTAGCGGACGGCGGCCTCGGTTACGGACAAGTTTGGCAGGACGTCACTGCCAGTAGGGCCTGGGCAACTACATACACAAATACAACAGGCAAGCCGATTCTTGTCTCGGTAATTGCGCAAGATACCGTCTCGGGCAATTTGCAGGTTCAACTTACGGTGAACGGTGTTGTGGTCGCGCGCCATTATCATGGTGGCAACATGGAGGCGACGGTAGCGGCAATTGTTCCGCCGGGCGGCACATATAAAGCTGATCGATTTGACACTAACGACAAAATCACGGTTTGGGCGGAATTGCGATGAAATATTTTAGAAACGCCGAAGGCGCAGTAGTTGCTTTCGAAAGTGACGGTTCGCAGGATGAGTTTATAAGTGACGATTTGCTGGCGATGACCGCAGAAGAGATATCGCTGCATCTGAATCCGCCTGTTGACGTGGAAAACCTCTGTTCAAAAATTGACTCAGCTGCCGATGGCGCTCGCCGTGCCGTCGCCGGCGACCCGCTGCGAGCCGTCGAATACGACCGCGCCCGCATCGAGGCGCAGGCCTTCGCTGATGCCGGTTACCCAGCAGACGCGGTGCCCCGCACCGTCGCCGCCTGGGCCATCAGCGGCCGCACCGCGCAGCAGGCAGCGGACAGCATTCTGGCCGAGGCCGCGGCGTACACCGAGGCGCTGTATGTCATCCGCGAAACACGGCTGGCCGCCAAGGAGCAGATCCGCATGCTGATGGACGCCGGCGAGGTCGAGCAGGCGCAGCAGCTAGCCGAGCAGACCGTTGCCGCGATCGAGGCGGCAGTGGCAGGCGTCGGCAACGCCGCGGCGTGATTCATTGCTGGAAGAACAGCCCCGCGAGTCGGGGCTTTTTCTTGTCCGTGCTGTAACCCCCACCGCTACACAGCCCGCCGCGTGCGCCCCTTGCGCGCGCGCGTCACCCTCAAGGCTCACTGATCCGGCACTCGCCCAGGAGCCTCAACCCCATGGCCACCGAATACCATCACGGCGTCCGCGTCCTCGAAATCAACGAAGGCACCCGCCCCATTCGCACCGTTTCCACCGCCGTGGTGGGCATGGTCTGCACCGCGTCCGATGCCGATGCGGTCAAGTTCCCCCTCAACAAGCCCGTGCTGCTCACCGACGTGCTCACCGCCTCCGGTTCGGCTGGCGAGCTGGGCACCCTGGCGCGCAGCCTGGACGCCATCGCTGACCAAGCCTCGCCGGTCACCGTCGTGGTGCGTGTGGCTGATGGCGAAGGCGTCGACGATGCCGCGAAGGAGGCTGACCAGGTCAGCAAGATCATCGGCGGCGTGAGCGCCACCGGCGAATACCAGGGCATGAAGGCGCTGCTGGCTGCTGAGGCCCAGCTCGGCGTCAAGCCGCGCATCCTCGGCGTGCCGGGCCTCGACTCGCTGCCGGTCGCCACCGAGCTGGTAGCGATCGCCGAGAAGCTGCGCGGCTTTGCCTATGCCAACGCTTACGGCTGCGAGACCGTCAGCGATGCCATCGCCTACCGCGCCGGCTTCGGTGCGCGTGAGCTGATGCTCATCTGGCCGGACTTCATCTCCTGGGACACCGTAGCAAACGCCAACGCACCGGCCAGCGCCATTGCCCGAGCCCTGGGCCTGCGCGCCAAGCTGGACGAGCAGGTCGGCTGGCACAAGACGCTTTCCAACGTGCCGGTCAACGGCGTGTCGGGCCTGAGCAAGGACATCTACTTCGACCTACAGAACCCCGCCACCGACGCTGGCCTGCTCAACGCCGACGAAGTCACCACGCTGATCCGCCGTGACGGCTTCCGCTTCTGGGGCTCGCGCACCTGCTCGGCTGACCCGCTGTTCGCCTTCGAGAACTACACCCGCTCGGCGCAAGTGCTGGCCGACACCATGGCCGAGGCGCACTTCTGGGCGGTGGACAAGCCCATGCACCCATCCCTAGTGCGCGACATCGTCGAAGGCATCAACGCCAAGGGCCGCGAGTTGGTCCGCCTGGGCTACCTGCTCGGCTTCGAGTGCTGGTACGACGAGGCCGCCAACGACAAGGACACCCTCAAGGCCGGCAAGCTCTACCTGGACTACGACTACACCCCGGTACCGCCGCTGGAAAACCTGCTGCTGCGCCAGCGCATCACCGACCGCCACCTGGTCCAGTTCGCCGCCGCCGTCAACGCCTGACCCCCATTTACCCGCGCGGCCCAGGCCGCGCCGTAGGAGAGCCCGACCATGGCCCTGCCCAAGAAACTCAAGCACCTCAATCTGTTCAACGACGGCAACAGCTACCTCGGCATCGCCAAGGCCGTCACCCTGCCGGTTCTCGGCCGCAAGCTGGAGGCCTACCGGGGCGGCGGCATGGACGGCCCGGTCAAGGTCGACATGGGCCACAGCGACGACGGCCTGCAGCTGGAGTGGACCCTCGGCGGCTGGGATCTGATCGCCGTGCGCCAGTTCGGCGCCACCCGGGTCGACGGCGTGCAGCTGCGCTTCTCCGGCTCGGTGCAGCGCGACGACACCGGCGAAGTCAGCGCCGTGGAGATCGTCACCCGCGGCCGGCATGAAGAGATCGACTTCGGCGACGCCGAACCCGGCGAAGACACCGAGCACAAGATCACCACCGCCCTGACCTACTACAAGCTCAGCGTCGACGGTGAGGTCCTCATCGAGATCGACCTGCTCAACTTCGTCTACATCGTCGACGGCGACGACCGCCTGGCAGAGCACCGCAAGGCCCTCGGCATCTAAGCCGTGCACAGCCAGCGCCCCCCTTTCCGCAACCCGTCAGCAGCGCCCCTGCTGGCGGCCCCAACGCACCCAAGGAGCAACCCCATGGAAACCACCGAGAGCACCGCCGAAAAGGCCAAGAACCCCAACGAAGCGGTCATCCCGCTCGACACCCCGATCAAGCGCGGCGAGACCACCCACGACAGCCTCACCCTGCGCAAGCCCATGAGCGGCGAGCTGCGCGGCGTGACCCTGGTCGACCTGGTGCAGATGGACGTGCTGGCCCTGCGCAAGGTGCTGCCGCGTATCAGCACCCCCAGCCTCACCGATCACGAGGTCGGCGCCATGGACCCGGCCGACCTGATGGCCTGCGGCGTCGCGGTGTCCGGTTTTTTGCTGCAGAAGTCGGCGAAGGAAGCTGCCCTCGTTGCGTAGAAGACGCCATGGCCGACCTGGCCGTGGTCTTTCACTGGGCGCCGGCGGACATGGACCCGCTGGCCCTTTCTGATCTGATCGAATGGCGCGAGCGGGCCAGAACACGCTGGGAGCTGAAGCATGGCCAATGACTTGAAGATGGAGGTGATCCTCCAGGCCATTGACCGAGCCACCCGGCCGATCCGCGCCATCACCCAGGGGAGCGTCGGCCTCGGCCGCGCCCTCAAGGACTCCCGCGACCAGCTCAAGACGCTGCAGGAACAGCAGCGCGACGTCAGCAGCTGGCGCACACTGCGCGCGGCGAGCGAGCAGACCGAAACCGCCCTGCAGGCGGCCCGCGAGCGCGTGAAGGCCCTCGGCAAGGACCTGGCTGCCACTGGCGTGCCCACCCGGCAGATGACCCGCGACCTCAAGGGCGCCATCCGCGAAGCCACCGCCCTCAAGCGGCAGCACCAGGAACAGCAGGTGCAGCTCCAGGGCCTGCGCAACAAGCTCGGCGCCGCTGGCATCAGCACGCGCAACCTGAGCCAGCACGAGCGCGACCTGCGCCAACGCATTGAGCAGACCAACCAGACCATCACCGAGCAGGGCCGGCGCATGCAGCGCCTGACCGCGCAGACCAAGCAGCTCGCAATGGCCCGGGCTCAGTACGACAAGACGCAGCAGCTCGCCGGCAGCATGGCCGGCGCCGGTGCAGGCTCTGCCGCGGCAGGGGCCGCCATGGGCGTTCCGGTGCTCAGCACCGTGCAGAGCTACATGGGCTTCGAGGACGCCATGGCAGGCGTGGCCAAGCAGGTGGAAGGCGCCCGCGACGGCAACGGGCAGCTCACCAGCACCTACTTCGAGATGGCAGACGCCATCAAGGCCATGGCCGAGCGCATCCCCATGGCCACCATCGAGATCGCCGCCCTGGTGGAAGGCGCGGCGCGCATGGGGGTGTCCGGCAAGGACAACCTGCTGGCGTTCGCCGAGGTGGCCGCCAATGCCGCCACCGCGTTCGAGCTGCCGGCCGACCAGATCGGCGAGAACCTTGCGCGCATCGCCGACCTGTACAAGATCCCGATCCAGAACGTCAGCCAGCTGGGCGACGCCATCAACTACCTGGACGACAACGCCAAGTCCAAGGGCGCGGACATCATCGAGGTGCTGCAGCGCACCGCGGGCGTCACTGCCTCGGTGGGCATGAGCTACAAGGACGCCGCCGCCCTGGGCTCCACCTTTCTCACCCTGGGCGCCACCGCCGAGGTGGCCGGCACCGCCACCAACGCGATGATCCGCGAGCTGGCGATCGCCACTCAGCAGCCCAAGCGCTTCCAGGCTGGGCTCAAGGCGCTCGGGCTCGAGGCCGAAGCGCTGCAGAGCGGTATGGCGGAGAACGCGACGGGCACGCTGCAGCAGGTCCTGGACGCCATCAACAAGCTGCCCAAGGCCGAGCAGCTCGGCGTCACGACGCAGCTGTTCGGCAAGGAATTCGGCGACGACGCCGCCAAGCTGGCCCAGAACATCGGCGAGTACCGCCGTCAGCTGGACATGGCCAACTCCACCGCCGGCTCGGGCTCCATGCAACGCGAAGCGGACATCCGCGCCGAATTGATATCGGCGCGCATGGACATGGCCAAGAACCGCGCCTTCAACCTCTCGGCCGCTCTGGGCGAGACCCTGCGCCCCACACTGGTGGAGCTGTTCGAGAGCTTCAACAGCGTGATCGGTCGCGTGACCGACTGGGTCAAGGCCAACCCGGAACTCGCCGGGCAGATCATCAAGACCGTGGCCGGCGTCGCAGCGCTGGCGGCTGGCTTCGGCGCCGTCACCCTGGGCCTGGCCAGCTTCCTCGGCCCGTTCGCCATGGCGCGCTACGCGCTGACGCTGTTCGGTATCAAGGGCGCGAGCCTGGGTACCGTTCTGCTCAACCTGGGCAAGGCCGTGCTGCCAATGGTGGGCAAGGCGATCCTGTTCATCGGCCGCGCGCTGATGATGAACCCCATCGGCCTGGCGGTGACCGCCATCGCGGCCTCGGCATACCTGATCTATCGCAACTGGGAGCCGGTCAAGGCGTTCTTCCTGGGCCTGTGGGCGGAGATCAAGCAGGGCTTCGCCGGCGGCCTCACCGGCATCGCCACGCTGATCCTCAACTTCTCACCGCAGGGGCTGTTCTACCGCGCCTTCGCCGGCCTGATGGGCTACTTCGGCGTCGAGTTGCCAGCCAAGTTCTCCGACTTCGGCGGCATGCTCCTGGACGGCCTGGTCAACGGCATCAAGAACAAGCTCGGCGCCGTCAAGGCTGCGATCGGCGGCGTCGGCGACAGCACCGTCGGCTGGTTCAAGGAGAAGCTCGGCATCCACTCGCCGTCGCGCGTGTTCGCCGAGCTGGGCGGCTTCACCATGCAGGGCCTGGAGCAGGGGCTGGTGGGTGGCCAGGGCGGCCCGCTGGGCGCGGTCACCGCCATGGCCAAGCAACTGGCAGCAGCCGGGGCCGTCAGCTTCGGCATGAGCGGCCCGGCGATGGCCATGGACAACCGCCCTCCGCTATCGGCCGCGGCGAGCAGCGCCCCCATGGTCGTCCAGGGCGACACCTACCAGATCACCATCCACGCGGCGCCCGGTACCGACACCGCAGGCCTGCGCCAGATGTTCAACCAGCTGCTGGACGAGCGCGAGCGCGGCAAGGCTGCCCGCGTGCGCTCGGCCCTCGGCGACCAGGAGTAACACCCCATGATGATGGCCCTCGGCATGTTCGTGTTCAGCCTGGAGACCCTGGCCTACCAGGAGTTCCAACGGCAAACGGACTGGCGCCACGGCTCCACCAGCCGCATCGGCACCAACCCGGCGCGCCAGTACCTCGGGCGCGGCGAGGACAGCATCACCCTGCCCGGCGTGCTGCTGCCCGGCCTGGTCGGCAGCCCGCTCAGCCTCGACACCCTGCGCATGATGGCCGACACCGGCAAGGCCTGGCCCCTGGTGCAGGGCGACGGCCGCATCTTCGGCCTGTGGGTGATCGAGTCGCTCAGCGAGACGCGCACCCTCTTCTTCCGTGACGGCGCCGCCCGCCGCATCGAGTTCAACCTCAAGCTGGGCCGCATCGACGACGGTCGCGTCGATCTGCTGGGCAGCCTCACCGGCAGCGTCGGCGGCATCCTGCGGGGGCTGCTGTGAGCCTGCTCAGCCAGGCCGGCGCGCTGCTCGGTGACGCGGCCAACCGCTACCGCGAGGCGACGTCCTACCCCAAGCCGATCTGCCGCGTGGTGGTCAACGACCGCGACATCACCTTAGACATCGAGCAGCGCCTAGTCAGCATCGAGCTGACCGACAACCGCGGCATGGAGGCCGACCAGCTCGACATCACCCTCAGCGACCACGATGGGCTGCTGGCCATCCCACCCCGGGGCGCCACCGTGCGCCTCTGGCTGGGCTGGAGCGATACCGGCCTGGTGGATAAGGGCAGCTACACCGTGGACGAGACCGAACACAGCGGCGCGCCGGACGTGCTCAGCATCCGCGCCCGCAGCGCCGACCTGCGCGGTGGCCTCAAGGTCAAGCGCGAACGCAGCTGGGACGGTGCCACCCTCGGCGCAATCATCGCCTCGATCGCCTCCGCTCATGGCCTCGCACCCGTGGTCAGCCCCATCCTGGCGGCCATTGAGCTGCTGCACCTGGACCAGGCCAACGAGAGCGACGCCAACCTGCTCAGCCGCCTGGGCCTGCAGCACGACGCCATCAGCACCGTGAAGGCCGGGCGCCTGCTGTTCATGCCAGCCGGCAAAAGCACCACAGCCAGCGGCCTGAGCCTGCCCCACGTCACCCTCACCCGGGCGGACGGCGACCAGCACCGCTTCCTGCAGGCCGACCGCGACAGCTATACCGGCGTCAAGGCGTACTACTACGAGATCAACAGCGCGGAGAAGAAGGAGGCCATCGCCGGCGGCGGCGACAACCTCAAGGAGCTGCGCCACAGCTACACCGACCAGGCCAGCGCCCTGCGCGCCGCGCGCGCCGAGTGGGGCCGCCTGCAGCGCGGTACCGCCACGCTCAGCTACATGCTGGCCAAGGGGCGCCCGGAGCTGACCCCCGACCAGACCTACAGCCTGCTCGGCATCAAGGCCGAGATCTCGGCCATCGTCTGGCTGGGCGGCAACCTGCGACACAGCTTCACGCCGGACAGCTACACCACTAGCCTGGAGCTGGAGTCCAAGCTGCCCGATGGCGATGACGTGGATCTGCTGGCCGATCACGACGGCGACTACACCGGCGTGATTGCCTGGTACCGCGAGGAGAAAACGGGCGAGCAGAAGAAACTCACCGCCGGCGACCAGACCAAGCCCAAGCGCCTCACGCACCTCTACGCGAGCAAGGCCAACGCCCAGCGGGCAGTGGATCGGGAGTGGCAGAGGATGCAAGCGGAGTGATTGAATGGGACTCCAATCAAGGAGCAACGCCAATGACCGACAGCCGCAACCCTTATGCCGACTGGCCACGCCACGTTTACCTCTTTGTCTGCGTACGCGACGGAGGCGGAATAGTGCAGTCGGCCCACTCGGTAGCCGAGTTACACGGAATTTCCATAGATGAGTTGAAGGCGGAATGCCGCAGGGCCGGTGAGGAATTTATCGCCCAGGACGGCCAGCTCGGATTGCCAGAACAACGGGTCTACGACTGGGCGCGCAGCTGAGCAACTATCAATTCGCAGGCATAAAAAAGGGCGCCAATTGGCGCCCTCGGTTTTAGCCAATTGTTAGTGCAATCTTTGAACACCAGCGGCGTCTTCCATTCGTTGAATGTAATCCACCTTGTCCTTCTGGCTGCGCAGGTTGAATATGAAGTCCGACCCCTCGCTCAGAAGATCAATAGCTTCGGATTTATCTTTTTCATCTGCCGCACTAGCCGAGTAAACCGCATAGCACTTTGTTTCTTTGCCAAGCTCTAGCTTTGCCTTTGCCATAACAAACGACTTGAGCCCGGCTTCTTTGAACTTAACCGACGCATCACGCGCACCAAGATCGATTGTTTCAGTGATGTGGTAAACGCCGTTCTTTAATGCGAAGTCAGCGCGCAAGCTGGACTTCTCGGAGATCGGGAATTTCTCGACGATACGGTGGTTGAAAATATCGTCCACAGAGTCACTGAACAGGTCGTGCTGGCGGAAGATGCTGCGTAGGTTAGTAATTATGCGTGCGCCGCGTTCTCTGGTGATGACCGGGCGAGGCGGGATCACCAACTCATTCATCAATAGGCTGATTTTTAAGTTCGCTTCTTCTCTAGTCGCAGCACTGAAACAACCCAAAGTGCTTAACTGATAAGAATCAGGCAATATTAATTTTAAAAATTCAAATCTACTTTCTATCTCTTGGCTCTCCGGCACGCTTTTACTGAATATCTTTTGCAGCATGGACTCGATATTTTTCAAATCGTTTCCGGAAATTGCGCCATCTACGGCGCGAATCTTTCTAATAGATTCGCATAGATTTACGACAATGGAGTCAGGCATAAACGCAACCAGACCAATATTAATGGTCTCATTGCGCTTACGGTCGGGCGTGAATTGTATAAGGCTGTATTTAATAATATTCATCACTTAAGCGCCCCCTTGATCGTCTCGCAGCGGATGGCCCGTGCATCACTCTTCCACCAGGCCACTGCTGTCGCCACATCAACACCGTGCTGCCACTCTCCCGGCATGGCGCCTACCGGACCGTCGATCCAGTCAGCTGGCAAGCCCTGAATCGCATTGAGCACCTTCTCTGCTGAAGCAAGATCGAAGCCATACAGTGTATCCAGAAACGTTCTCACCTGCCTTGTTTTGCTTTCCGGCGTGAGATACAGATCAAGCGCTGCCCCGTGAGCCAACCAGGCGAGGCTGTAATCGAAAGCCAGCATCACTACGCCCTCCAGGCTTGTCCTGAACAGCAGGTTTTTAAGATGCCTGTCGCTGTTGTTCACAAACATATCGAAAGCGTAGATGGCTGAAAGCCGCTCGCGCAGGTTAAGAATGCGCTTGTCCATTTCTCCGGACGCCAGTTCCATCACGCATTGGTCAGCATCCAGCGTTCCGCCCTCGATCCTTGATCCGAACCACATCCGACCATCCAGCCCGTGCAAAATTTCCATCGGTGGAGTGTGGATCCGGCAGGTGTTGGAAAGATGACCGCACAACCACTCGGTAGCCGGCACGAACTCCGCACCAGGAGCGACCTGCTTGAAGGCATAGTCGAGGCCATCGTCACACTTACAGAAACCGCCCGCGTGGAACGTCCCGGCTTTCTGCGGGTAGACGTTCTCGACGTTCAGCTTCACCAGGTTCTGTTGAATCAAGGGGTACTGCTCCCTGCTCTGCTCCGGCGACTTCTTACGCGATCAGCATTTCCATCATCCGAACAACGCGCGCTGCCAGTGGTCTTCGCCGACGATTGCGATAGGCGCACCGGCCTCCCGCAGCTCGACGGCCTTCATGATCTTCGTGCCGTAGGTGGCGTGCCGCCATTGGTCGTTGCCAACACTGCCAACGACCAGGTAATGGATTTTTTTGCTGACGCCACCGCCTATCACACCGCCGCGTTCGAGGATCAGCTCCTCACACGCTTTGCGCGGGCCATAGGCCATGGTGCCGGTGAATACGAAAGCCTTGTCCTGGAACACCAGCTCAGGGGCGGGAAGATTGAACGGCAAGTCCGTCGGCGCGGTGAAGGCCTGGGCGGTTTGCTCCGGCTTGCTGACATCAAGCCCGGCGAAGCTGTGCAGTAGATGCATCAGATCGGCCGATTCGTCGGCATCTAGCACGCCGTCCTGCAGCATGGCGCTGATGCGCCGGTAGAGCAGGTTGACTACGGGATCCTCAAGGTGGGCCAGGTTGCTTTCGATCCAGCCCTTGAGGAAGCGCGCCTCGTCGATGTTCACCACGCCATCCGCAACCACGCCGGCGGCGAGGCCCACCAGAGCATCGGCGCTGCGCCGGTCAATGCGGGCTTCGTTGAAGAAACGGCTGGAGGCGAATTCCAGATGCAGGTCGACCATTCAGAGCTCCTTTCAGACCAGGCGGGGTCTGCAGTTCCATTGAGAGTGGTTGGTGGGCTAGGGCTTGTCCGCCAGCGGTGACTTGCCGCTGGCGCTGGCGATAGAGGACGAGAGCAACAGAAAGGCATCCTGCTGTTGCTTGGGCATGTTCCGGAAGGCTTCAAGCAGCTGGGCTTCATGGTTGTCGAGGCCGGCCGCGGCCTGTTCAACACGCACGCCAGTAACCACATAAAGCACATCGACGCCCGTCTGAGCCACAGCAGCTAGGTACCTGCCATCAGGGCTCCCCGCACCTTTTTCGTAGTTGATCTGCGTCGTTTTGCCCACGCCGCCGATCGCACCGAGATCGGTTTGGCTGAGTTTCAGGCGCGACCGTTCTTCCTTCAGCCGCTCGCCAATGGTCATATTTTTGAACCTCAAGCATTGACAGGTTCAAATAACTGAACCAATATCCGCTTCACATCACACGAAATCACACGAATTTGAACTATGCCGAACGGATACCCCAGCGAGCAAGCGCGCAACGCTGCGCGTGAACGCCTCAGCAAGCTCGGCCTGACCGCCAAGGAATGGGCCGAACAGAACGACATCAGCCCGTCCACGGTTTACGCCGTGCTCAACGGGCAGAAGAAGTGCCTGCGCGGTGAAGCCCACCGCGCCGCCGTACTGCTCGGCATCAAGGAAGGCGTAGTAGCCGGCGAAGCGCCGCGTTACGGGCGCCGCAAGACTGACTTCGCAGTGATTCCAAAGTAATGGCAAACCCCAAGGCGAGAAACGAGAAGATGAAGCACGCGATCCTCGACAGCCGGCGCAAGGTGGTCAGCGCCATCATCGCCGCTTACCCCGGCGGCCGTGACTGCGCCGCGGCCCGCCTGGGCCTGGAAATCAAGAAGTTCGACAACCACGCTTACGAGAGCGCCGGCCACCGCCCGCTGACCGACGAGCAGATCCTGCTGCTCGAGCAGCAGATCGGCACGGCCTACCTGCCCGAGTACATCGCCGCTCAGTACGGCGGTGTGTTCGTCCCGCTGCCGGCGGCCGAAGAGCTGGACAACATGGAGCTCTACCACCGCGCCGTGGATACCGCGAAGCGCCGCGGCCGGGTGGACCTGATCATCGCCAAGGCCCTGGAGGACGGCGCGATCGACGAAGGCGAAGCCAACGCCATCCTCGATGCCCACCGCCGCTACGTCTCTGCCCGCCACGCGGAGATAGCGGCAGTCATCGTTCTGCATACCTGCCACGACGAAAAATAAGTGCTGTACGGCCGCTGCCACGGCCGAGGGGGAAGGGATTTGAGCGTTTACAAGCTGGTATGCCCGGCGTGCGGAGAGCGGATGCGCATTCGCAACTCCGAGGGGCAAACACCGACATTCCGCACCATCTACGGCCAGTGCATGAACCTGGCCTGCGGCTTGGTGCTCACGGGCTCGATGAGCTGGGACTACCAGATCAATACCTCGGGCATGGACAAGCCGAGGGTGGTGCTGCCGATTGCGCCATCCGTGGCGAAAATGCAGGCGTTGCGTGACAGCCGGCCTGCATCCGATCAACCCGATCTGTTCGATCAGCCACTCAAGGAAGCACACGCATGAGCCACGATACCTCTGCCAAGGATTACCGCAGCAGCATGCAGGCCGCCGCCAAGGCCTACCTCCTGCGCCATCAGGATGAGCACCTTGCCGACGATGAGCGCCTATACGACCGCGCGTGCCGCTATTTGGTTCAAGGCCTGGACGTACCTGCGTTCATGGCGCCGCGGCTGGTCCATCTGGCGATGACCGAACTCTCGTCCCGCGTGGGTATCGATCGCGGCCTCGGTGATGAGACCCGGCTGTGCCTGGTGCTGGTACGCACCGGGGAACGGGCCTTCATTCCGACCCGCTATCTGCCGCTGCGCCTGCAGCCACCCGCGGCACTGCCGGCTGCAGCAGCCGCGCACTGACCACCCCCCCTGAATCACCGTACCCAGACCCGCTTGAGCGTGGGTTTGGGGAAGTTGCACCCGAAATTCGAGGTTGCCGCCATGCAACAAGCCATTGCCATCCAGCTGGACATGCCCAAGCCCGTAGCCGAGGCCCTGCTCAGCAGCCTGCGCTGCGAGCTGCGCCGTGGCCTGACCGAGCACTGGTACGACGATCGCTACCGCACCGTGCCGGAGTTCCTGCGCAGCCGCCGCATCCTCGATGACTACCCGGCCCTCGCCGGCCACAAACGCACCATCGGGGCGCTGAAAGCCGCCCTCGGCGCCAACCAGTAAGGCCAGCCACACCATGCAGATGAAAGAAACCCTACGGGCCGAGGTGCTGCGCCGCATCGAGCGCGACTTCGGCCTCCAGCACATGGCCGGCACCAACTACATGCGCAAGGGCAAATGCCCGGCGCACAACTGCGGCAAGAAGACCCTCTACACCTTCCACGACTCGCCCTGGATGCTGATCTGCGGCCGTCCGGAGAAGTGTGGCCACCGCGTCCACGTCAAAGAGCTGTATGACGACCTGTTCAACGACTGGAGCAAGACCGCCCCGGCCACCGCCCAGGACCCCATGGCCACGGCCAGCGCCTACCTGCAGTTCGCCCGCGGCTTTCGCCTGGAGCTGATCGCAGGCTGGTACAGCCAGGAGAACTACTGGAGCCGCGACATCAATGCCGGCAGCGCGACGGTGCGTTTCCCGCTGGACAAGGGCGGCTACTGGGAACGGCTGATCGACCGGCCGGAGCGCTTCGGCAAGCAGAAGGCCCGCTTCAAGCCGGGCGAAAGCTACAAGGGCGTCTGGTGGTGCCCGCCGTCGCTCAACCTGGTGGAAGTCGAGGAGCTGTACATCGTCGAGGGCATCTTCGACGCGATCGCCCTGCTGCACCACGACGTCCCTGCCGTCTCGATGATGAGCAGCGCGCCGCTGCCCGAGCAATCGCTCAAGGCACTCAAGAACGCCTGCCATGAGGCGGACAAGCGCCTGCCGCGCCTGGTCTGGGCGCTGGATAACGAGCCGGTCGCCAAGGCCAACATGCGCCGCTGGGCGAAGGAGGCCCGCGCCCTGGGCTTCAAGTGCGAGGCGGCTGTCATCCCGCAGCGCGGCGCCAAGAAGGTCGATTGGAACGACCTCCACCAGCGCTGGGCCTTCATCGACGGCGACGAAGAGCGCGCCAAGCGCATCGAGCTGGACATGGCCGAGGCCCGTCACCAGGGCGCCCTACTGCTGGCCGAGTCGGCCGAGGAAAAGGGCCTGCTGATGTACGAATGGGACGAGCGCAAGGAATTCCACTTCACCTACCGCTCGCGCCTGTACTGGTTCAACCTGGACATGGAGAAGTACGAGCGCACCGCCCGCGAGCTTGACGGCTCCGAGCACCACGACGACCAGCTGCTCAACGACAAGCAGCGCCGGGACAAGGCCCTGCGCCAGAGCGCCGCCGTGGTGCGCATCGCCAACTGCTACTTCGACGCGCTGTATTACATGCGCAACGAGGTGACCGACGAGGCCTGGTACTACTTCCGCGTCGAGCGGCCCGAAGCGCCGACCATCAAGAGCACCTTCACCGCGGCGCAGATCGCCTCGGCGCCGGAGTTCAAGAAGCGGCTGCTCAACGTCTGCAACGGGGCCATGTTCACCGGCACGCCGCAGCAGCTGGAGCGCATGCTTGGCTACCAGCTCGACAGCCTCAAGACCGTCAACACCATCGACTGGATCGGCTATACCCGCGAGCACGGCGTCTACGTGTTCAACGACCTGGCGATCGCCGGCGGCAAGGTGCACAAGCTCAACGAGGAAGATTTCTTCGACGTCGGCTCCCTGAGCATCAAGTCGCAGAGCCTGTCACCGGTGCTGCACATCAACGCCAACCTGGCCGACTACGACGAAGAGTGGTTCGACCTGTTCTGGCGCTGCTTTGGCGTGCGCGGCGTGGTGGTGCTGGCCTGGTGGCTGGGCGCCCTGTACGCCGAGCAGATCCGCCAGCTGCACAAGTCCTACCTGTTCCTGGAGCTGATCGGCGAGGCCGGCGCGGGCAAGACCACGCTGGTGGAGCTGCTCTGGAAACTCACCGGCCGCACCGAATACGAAGGCTTCGACCCGTCCAAGGCGACCCCGGCCAGCCGGGCGCGCAACTTCGCCCAGGTGGGTAACCTGCCGGTGGTGCTGATCGAGTCCGAGCGCGAGCAGAAGGAAGGCGCGCCGGTGAAGCACTTCGACTGGGACGAACTCAAGACCGCCTACAACGGCCGCAGCGTTCGCTCCACCGGTGTGAAGAACAACGGCAACGACACCCGCGAACCGCCGTTCCGCGGCGCCCTGCTGATCGCGCAGAACAACGCCGTCAACGCCTCCGAGCCGATCCTCCAGCGCCTGGGCCATGTGCACCTGACCCGCGAGCACCAGACCCCGGAAACCAAGCTCCATGCCGAGCGCCTGGAGCGCATGCCGGTTGAGCAGCTCAGCGGCTTCATCATCAAGGCGCTCAAGCCCGAGGCGCAGGTGATGAAGCTCCTGGACGAGCGCACGTCCGGCTACGAGCAGCAGCTGCTGGCACTGCCGGGCATCCGCACCGTGCGGATCGCCAAGAACCACGCCCAGCTGCGCAGCCTGGTGGACGCCCTGCAGCTGGTCGTGCCGCTCAGCGACGAGCGCGCGGCCCAGGTGCATGCCGAGGTGGAGCGCATGGCGCAGGAGCGGCAGCAGGCGATCAACGCCGACCACCCGCTCGTGCGCGAATTCTGGGACATGGTCGAGTTCCTCAATGGCCCCCTAAACGAACCCGGCGGCCGGCTGAACCACTCCCGCAAGTCGGCCTTCTTCGCCATCAACCTCAACGAGTTCGTCGAGATGGCGGCCAACAAGCGGCAGCAACTCCCGAACCTCAGCGAGCTCAAGCGCCTGCTCAAGACCAGCAAGTCGCCGAAGTTCATCGAGACCAACAAGCCCATCAACTCGAACATCGCCACCGACGGGATGAACACCGCCAAGACCGTCCGCTGCTGGCTGTTCCAGCTCGTTTGACCCGCCGGCGCGGCAACGCCGGTACCAACCCAAGGAGAAGCACCATGCCAATGAACGACAACGACGACCTCTACAGCCCCAGCCGCCGCGAAACCCTGCTCACCCTGCTGGGCAGCGGCGTGACCCTGGCGGTACTGCTCGCGGCCGGCTACCTCGCCCCCAACCTGCTGGCCCTGGCGGCCCGCTAACCCCAGCGCCCAGGCGCGGCAACGCCTGGGCCTTACCAAGGAGAAGCACCATGCAACTGAACGTAGAACGCGGCGCCCCGATGACCGGCAAGACCATCCGCCTGCGGCAGAAAGCCCGCGAGGCCGGGCAGGACGAGCACCAGATCATCCACGGCAACGCCTACGACCTTGCCGACCTAGAGCTGCTCGTGCGCCACCGCATCGGCCGCGGCGCCAGGGTCATCTGCATCGACGAGTGCAGCGAGGAGCAGATCGATCGCCTGACAGCCCTGCAGCCGCGGCTGCCGGCCGAACTGACCATCCACGCCGTTGTGGCGAACTGAGGAACAGCACCATGCAAGTGAGCCAAAAACTTCGAGACCTCGACCTGCTGTTCACCTTCGAGGATCTGGCCAAGGAGAAGGGCTGGTCGGTCGATCGCAACGATCAGGACACCGCGTTTGCTGATGCCCTGACCCAGCGCGCCTGGGAGGCATTCGAGGCCGCGCATGGCGAGCACGGCCGCAAGGAGGGCCAGCAGCTCTACGCCGAGATCAAGAAGTCCAGCAAGTACGCCGGCCAAGCTGCGCTGTGTCGCTCCAACGGCTACGGCTACCCCTTCAAGGTGCGCATCGTCCACGACGGCGGGGGCGACTACTGCGTCAAGGGCGGTGTGGGCGGCCAGTACCGCCTGGCAGACGTGAACCTGTACGTCCTCGAGGACGGCAAGAAGATCCGCGTTCGGTAACGCACGCCCCAGAAACAAGAAGGCCCTGGTGAGCGGCAACTCACCAGGGCCAGACCAACCCAAGGAGAAGCACCATGCAAGCACAAACCCCAGAAGTCAGCGCCGAGCAGGCTACCACGCCGCGCTACGACACGATCGTTATCCGTGGCGCGCTCGGTAAGGAAATCCCCCACACCGTCGATGGCGGTGAGGTCGTTAGCTGGGCCCGCGGCCATGAGCTGGCTGCGGGCGACGCCCTGCTGGAGTTCGTCAATTACGTGGCAGACGGCGACTGTGGCATCGGCCCGGAACTTAGCGCCAAAGCACGCAAGGCTTTGGACCTGATGGAGCGCCGCAGCGCGCAGGGCTGGGACGCGGACGAGGAGCCAGAAGACTGGCAAGCCGCGGTCAACCGTGCGGCGCACCAGGCCCGCGAAGTGTTCTGCGACTCCCATGACGACGCCACTCAAGCGATTGAATACATGAAGGCTTTGCTGCAACAGGCCGCTCCGGTCGTGCAAGGTGGTGACGCATGAAGCCCTGCACCGTCGGCAAACGCCACAGCTGGACCTTCGTCCGCAACGTCGTGACCAGCCACCTGAACGGCCGTGTCGGTCGCATCACCAAGCGCGGGCTGTACCGCTGCGAATGCGGCGCCGCGAAGTACGGCAACCCCGGCCACCAGGCCGAAGGTGGTGCCCAATGACCAACCGCACCCGCCCAACCATGGCCAGCCACCGGCTAGACCTGCCCAGCATCTGCGATATCTGCCACAAGGCCCGCTCCACCCGTAAGCACGCCACCTGTAGCCGCATCCGCCAGCAGCGCAAGCAGGAAGAGTGGGCCAGCTACATGGGCAACCTCACCGCCAAGAAAGCCCAGGGAGGCCGCCGCTATGCTCGTTAAGCGCATCCTCCGACACTTCCACTTCTGCTGTGGTCTGGGCGGTGGCGCAAAGGGTTTCAACCAGGCGAAGCCCGTGGTCGGCAACGTCCAGGCGCACTGGGAATGCCTCGGCGGGATAGATGTTGACCCGGCTGGCCTGCGCGACTTCGAGCGCCTGGCCGGCGTGCCGGGAACGCTGCTGGACCTCTTCACCCGTGACCAATACACGCGCTTCCACGGTCAGCAGCCGCCGGCTGGCTGGAGCGAGGCCTCGGCAGAAGATGTTCGCCGCGCCGCGCGGAACCAGCGACCAGACGCGGTCTTCATCAGCAGCCCATGCAAGGGCGCCAGTGGCCTGCTGTCCGAGGCCACCAGCAAAACCCCGAAATATCAGGCGCTCAACGAACTGACGTTGCGCTGCATCTGGCTGATGGGCGAAGCCTGGAAGGATGACCCGGTACCGCTGATCGTCTTCGAGAACGTACCTCGGCTGGCCACTCGCGGCCGGCACCTGCTGGACCAGATCAACAGCCTGCTCAGCCACTACGGCTATGCGGTGGCGGAAACCACTCACGACTGCGGCGAGCTGGGCGGCCTGGCGCAGTCCCGCAAGCGCTTCCTGCTGGTGGCGCGCCACGTCGAGAAGGTGCCGCCGTTCCTCTACGAGCCCGAAAAGAAGACCCTGCGCGCGGTCGGCGACATTCTTGGCCGCATGCCGTTGCCAGGCGACATCGAGGCGGGCGGGCCGATGCACCGCATCCCGTCGCTACAGTGGAAAACTTGGGTGCGGCTCGCCCTGGTTCGCGCCGGGAGCGATTGGCGCAGCCTCAACGAGCTGGCGATCGAGGACGGGCACCTACGCGACCTGGTGATCGTGCCGGAATACCGCGCGGGCTACATGGGCGTGCATCGCTGGGACGACACCAGCGGCACCATCGCCGGCCGGAGCAGCCCCACCAATGGCGCGTTCTCTGTTGCCGACCCACGGTACCGGCAGGCGGCCAACTGGAATCACGGCCAGCAGTTCGGCGTCATCCGCTGGAGCGAGTCGAGCCCGACCATTCCCGGGCAGACCATGCCGGGACAGGGCACATTCAGCATTGCCGACCCGCGGCCGAACTGGAACCGCCACAGCGGCAACTACCGTGTCATCCCGTACAACCAGCCAGCCGGCACCATCATCGCCGGCGGCAAGGGTGTGCAGGGTGGGCAACAGTCGGTGGCCGATCCGCGCATCCTTCACCGCAGCAAAGGCGACAACTACCTCACCGGCGGCCACTACGGCGTGATCCCGTATGACCAGCACTGCGGCGCGATAGCAGCCAGCTCACGCTACGACAGCGGCCGGTTCAGCGTCGCAGACCCTCGCATTCCGGCTGCTGACGACCGCATGACCTGCATCATCCGCAGCCTGGACGGCACTTGGCATCGCCCGTTCACAACCTTGGAGAAAGCTGCCCTGCAAAGCCTGGTCGAGCCCGAAGAGCAGTTGATCCTGGACGGCCTGAGCGACAAGGACTGGAGCGAGCGCATCGGCAATGCGGTACCGCCGAAAGCGGCAGAGGCGATCGGCCATGTCATGGGCACCACCCTGCTGCTGGCCGCCGCGGGCGAGACCTTCATGCTCAACAGCATGCCGATCTGGGTCCGCCAGGTGGCGGTGGGGCTGAGCGTGGCTCAGCAGGAGCATTTCGGTGGCTGAGCAAGACAGCAGCCAGATCAGGCTGGAATGCGAGGCCAGAACTTGGCTTCGCAAGGGTTACACCACGGCAGAGCGCATCACCGAACTCACCGCGCTGATCGCCAAACATCGAGGCACCGCCGGCGCAGCAAAGCTGATCGAGGAGATGCGCCGGCAGTGGGCTTGCCGTAGCGAGTGGCTGGGAGGGCAACATGGCTAGCGGACCGAGGCGAGAAGGCCGGAGCCGCAATTCTCGGCGATGGCCACCGGCCAGCAGCAGTAAACTGGAGGCCCGCCCATGAGCGAAGCCTCCAGCGTGTTGACCTTCGACGACCTCAAGCGCATCACCGGCTACGCTCGCCGGGCCGACGTGGAGCGGGCGCTGCACGAGCAGGGCATCCGTCTGTTCCGCGGCCGCACCGGGCCGTGGACCACGGTGGATCTGATCAACCAGGCCGGCGGGCTGAAAGCCGGCACCCAGGAGCAGTACGGCGTCGAGATCCTATGAGGCGAGCAAGGAAGCACAACCCCCACATCCCACCGCACATTGATCAGGCCGCTATCCCAGCGGCCGTTTTCTTTGATCACCGCGGCAAAGGCAGCTGGTACACCCTGCACCGTGACGAAGCCGGCCGGCAGCGCCGGCAGAACATCGCCAACAGCTCGGCCACACTTGGCGAGCTGCACCGAATCATGGAGGTGCGCAACGGCGTGGACCGGGAGAGCCTCAACTTCCTGTGCCGGGAGTACCACGACAGCGCCAAGTTCAAACGGCTGGCTCCGAAGACCCAGGAGAGCTACAGCTGGTCGCGCGACGTCCTGGTCAACATTCCCACCAAGCTCGGCAAGCCACTCGGCGAGCTGGCCGTGCGCAAGTTCACCCCTGCACTGATTCAGCGGCTTATCGATCGGATCGCCGACGAGGGTACGCCGTCGAAGGCTGCCCACGCGCTGCGGTACCTGCGGCTGGTGATGCAGTGGGGCCGCAACCGCGGCTATCTGGAAACCAACCCGGCGATGGGCATCGAGGCACCGGTCGAGCGTAAGCAGCGCCGGCTGCCGTCGCTCGACGTGATGCAACGCCTGATCGATCGCGCCCGCGAGCTGGGGCAGCTGAAACGCGGGCAGAAGGATGCCGTGCCGCCGCACCTGAGCTACGTCATGGAGCTGGCCTACCTCTGCCGGCTGCGCGGCATCGAGGTCGTTACGCTGACCGACGCCAACGAGCTGCCCGAAGGCATCCTCACCAACCGGCGCAAGGGCAGCCGCGACAACGTGGTCACCTGGACGCCGCGACTGCGCGCCGCCTGGGATGCCGCCAAGGCGCGACGCGCCCAGGTGTGGAAAGCCCGAGGCACAGCGGTGCCAGTCCTACCCGAGAAGCGCTTCATCATCACCGCCGACCACGGCGGGCCGCTGGGCAAGTCCGGCCTGGACACTGCCTGGAACCGCTTCATGCGTAACGCGATCGCGGCCGGCGTCATCACGGCGGAGCAGCGCTTCGGCCTGCACGACCTCAAGCGCCGCGGCATCACCGACACCCCTGGTACCCGGGCCGACAAGCAGGAAGCCAGCGGCCACCGCGACGAGTCCATGCTCGACATCTACGACCTGAGCGTCCCGAAGGTCGCCCCCTCCGCTCTCTGATCCCACCGAAACCTGCGTAACAAGCGCGCCGGGCTCCGCAAGGAATCCGGCCGCTAGCGCTGCGCTTACGTAACAAGCCAACACCTAAGTGCCTGACCAGCAACCCGAAAAGGGTTTTCTTGTAATCAGTAGGTCCCGGGTTCGACTCCTGGTGCCGGCACCAAAGAAATCAACGACTTAGGCTCACCGTAAGGTGGGCCTTTTTCGTTTCTGCTCAACACTTTGCTCAACACATCCCAGGCGCTATCCCTCGTTCGACAAATTGAGGCGCTTCCCTGAGCTATCGTGGCGAAATCCTAAACCTACAAGAATGTGGTCGAATTCCAGCCCAAAAAGCTTTCACAGAACGGCACAGTGTTTCTACACATCACGAGGAGCACCTGCCATGCCACACGAAATCTTCCTGACTAGCGCCGAGCTCTGTCAGCTGCTGCGCTGCAGCAGCACGACCCTCTGGCGTATGCGACAAAATCCCGGTTTTCCGCAACCACGCCACTTTGGGCGGCGCCTTTTGTGGTTGCGCAGGGACGTGGAACACTTCCTCACGCTCGAAGCCTGACGCCCGCCTCGCCCTCTAATCGAGCCACTGTCGTCTAGAGGGCAGTCCCAATCTTTTTTCTATCGAAGCCAGTCATTTTTGGCTTGCGGGCACCCTTGCGCCCGAAAAATGAGGAATACGGTATGAACGCCTCAGATAAACAGCCCAAGACACGATCCTGCGCGACTATTAACGTCACCCCGCTGGCCCCGGCAGCTACAAAAATCGCTATTCCAAAAAACGGCTACAGCGTGCACGACACTGAGATCACCTATAACGGGCAGCGGCTCTATCCAGGTGTCTGGATGCACTACAGCACCAAGACAGAAGAGGGTGAAGAAACCGCCCGCCACGAATGGCTGTGCGGCCCGTTGCATGTGGACGCGATCACCCGCAACTCAACGTGCAGCGAAGGTTACGGCCGGTTGCTCCGTTTTACTAATTTGGATGGCAAAGAGCTTTCGTGGGCCTTGCCCTCCGAGCTTCTTGCTGGCCGGCCGGAGCGGATCGTTGCTACCCTGTTCAATCGGGGGCTCAAAATTGACCACTCTCAACAACGAGAAATCGTGAGTTACATCGCCAGCCAGCACCCGCAGCGCCGGGTCATCTCCACCGCAACAACGGGTTGGCTCGGCGATAAGCTTTTCGTCACCCCGCTCGAAAGCGTCGGCACGGGTGATGCGATTTTTCAGTCCGAAAGCTCGTCGAATGGTGAGTACGGCAAAGCCGGCACACTAGAAGGCTGGCAGCAGTCCATCAGCGCAATCCTGCCAGGCAATCCACTTTTTCAGTTGGGCATTGGCGCGTCACTTGCGGGCACGCTGCTAGCGCCTCTACGAGTTTACTCAGGGTGCGGCTTTCACCTGCTCTGGGACAGTTCCAACGGAAAAACCACCATCGTGATGTGTGCCGCTTCGGTATGGGGGCACGGAAACAAATTCATGCGGAAGTGGGCTGCTTCAGGCAGCGGCTTGGAGGGTCTATCTGCTCTGCGAAACGATTGCCTTGTGCCGCTCGACGAGCTCGGACAGGCCAATCCGGCCATCGTGGGCGAGGTGGTATATGCCATCGTGGATGGAGTCGGGAAACAGCGTGCTGAGCCCACCGGCGCTGCACGCAAGATCCGCCGGTGGCTAGCGATATTGCTGTCGAGTGGTGAGATAACGCTCGAAACCAAGATGCGCGAGGCGGGAAAGCCTGTCCGCGCCGGTCAGGAAGTTCGTCTGGTAACGGTTTCGGCAGGGCGAACTTACGGTGCTTGGGACAACCTCCACAATCACCCCAGCGGACAGGCCCTGTCCGATGCACTCCAGAAGGCCAGCGGGGTTCACTATGGCCACGCCGGTCCAGCATTCGTACGGCGACTGATCGAGCATGGCGATACGGAAAAGCTGCCAGACCTGCTGGATACGATCCAGAAGCGCTTTCACCCGACCTCCAGCCAGGCTGCTCGCGTAGCAAAGAATTTTGCGATCCTCGCTCTGGCGCTGGAGCTCGCCACAACCTACGGTTTGCTACCGCTAACCGAGGGCGAAGGGACCAACAGCATGGTGGAGCTCTTTGAAAGCTGGCAGGCCGGGCGTGGGGAAGGTCCCAGCGAGGATCGGCAGATCCTGCGCGCCATCGCCGATTTCATCGACCGCCACGGCGGCAGCCGCTTTCAGTCCACAGCCGTAGGTGCAGAAGCTGTTCGTGACCGCGCGGGCTATTGGGAGCGCACCGCCAGCGGACGCATCTACCTATTCACTCGCGGCGGCCTTCAGGATGCCACCGAAGACTTCGAGCTGACTCGTGTGCTGCGCACACTGAACTCTGTGGGGGCCCTCATCAAGAAGGAGCCAGGCAAGCTGCAGCACAGGAAGCGGCTCCCGGACGGCAGCAATCCTGGGCTCTATTGGATTGATCCGGCACGCTTGGAGCATGTTGGCTAGTTGCAGTGTTCTGTTCTGGCGGGGGAACGCAGGGAACATCGGGATCAGCCAGCGTCCATGCGGCCTGCGTCTGCTCCCTATTCCAGATCACCATGGGGATTGCCGGGAGCACCGAAAGCACTTATTCCCCCTGCTCCCTGCCGGAAACTACCATAGGGAGCCGCTGCAAGCGCCACCACGCCTATGCTATCCCTGTACTCCCTGTGTTCCCTGCGTATAAAACCGAAATGCCCGAGGCCCAAAGACAGCAAATGAGCCTGGCAGTTGAGCGATGCTGTCCACTGCCGCATAGCCAACATCCCGCCTCCCCCGCGCCCAAGCACCCCAGCCAGGGTGAATAGCACCTGCCTTGCATGCTCTTTGCCTTTATCATCCATGCACCTTGTATGGATGGTGGGCGCAGATCCCCCCGCCTTGGCAGCAGTGACCGGAACAGCCCCACATGAACGCCGTAGAAATCGAACAAGCCATCACCGACCTGGCTAGCCAGCCGTTTGACCGGGTCGAGTTCCCTTACGCCTTCCTGCAGGCCTTCGGTAACAAGGAAACCACCCTCAAGCGCCTGCGTTCGGGGGCAACCAACAAGTCCGATCTGAGCGGTGTGCTGCAAACCAGCAATATTCATCTTGCGGTGTGTGAGCCAGGCAAGGTCACTGAGACTTTGGCGGCCCTCAAGGCTAGCCCGGCCACGGCGCGAGCCAAGGCCAAGTATGTGCTCGCCACCGATGGCGAGACGCTGGAGGCTGAGGAGTTGGAAAGCGGCGAGACGGTCGCCTGTAATTATCCGCAGTTTCCTGACCACTTCGGCTTTTTCCTGCCGCTGGCAGGTATTTCCACGGTCAAGCAGATTCGCGAGAACTCCTTTGATATCCGCGCTACCAGCCGACTGAACCGGCTCTATGTGGAGCTGCTCAAGGACAACCCGGCCTGGGGCACCGCTGAACGCCGCCATGAGATGAACCACTTTATGGCGCGGTTGATCTTCTGCTTCTTCGCCGAAGACACTGACATTTTCAACGGCACCGGCCTGTTCACTGACACTCTCACGCAGATGAGCGACCGAGATGCGAGCAATCTCCATGAGGTCATGGGCGAGATCTTCCGCGCCATGAATACGCCGATTGCTCAGCGTGCTACAGCAAACCTGCCGCGCTGGGCGGATGCTTTCCCCTACGTCAACGGTGGACTGTTCTCTGGCGAGCCGGATGCACCACGCTTTTCTCGCATTGCACGTAGCTATCTGCTGCATATCGGTGCGCTGGACTGGAAGCAGATCAACCCCGATATCTTCGGCTCCATGATCCAGGCCGTAGCCGACGATGAGGAGCGCGGCGCCCTGGGCATGCACTACACCAGCGTGCCCAATATTCTTAAGGTACTGAATCCGTTGTTTCTCGATGAGCTGCGCGCCAAGCTGGAAGAGGCCGGAGATAACCCGCGCATGTTGCTCAACCTGCGCAAACGTCTAGCTCGTATCCGAGTATTCGATCCTGCTTGTGGTTCGGGCAACTTCCTAGTCATCACTTACAAGCAGCTGCGTGAGATTGAAAACACCATCAATGAGCGCCGTGGTGAGCCAGGTCGCAAGAGCGACATACCTCTTACGAATTTCCGAGGTATCGAACTGCGGAACTTTTCTGCAGAAATCGCTCGACTGGCGCTGATCATCGCTGAATATCAATGCGATGTGCTTTACCGGGGGCAGAAAGAGGCTCTGCTGGAGTTTCTGCCGCTGAGCAGCCAGAACTGGATTTCCTGTGGTAATGCGCTGCGACTTGACTGGATGCAGCTCATGGATGCTTATGGCAAAGGAGTCAAACTCCATGCCGATGACCTATTCGCCATGCCACTGAAACAAGCAACAATCGACTTTGAATATGAAGCTGGGGAGACATTTATCTGCGGAAACCCTCCTTACAAAGGAAGTCAAAGTCAAACTGATGAGCAAAAAGCAGATTTGGAGAATATTTTTTCTCCCTATACTAAAAATTGGAAATCACTTGACTATGTCGCCGGCTGGTTTATGAAAGCTGCCGAGTACGGTGCTGTTTCAAATGCTGCTACGGCCTTCGTCACGACGAACTCGATTTGCCAGGGCAGACAAGTTGCAACACTTTGGCCCCTGATTTTCAGCACTGGGCATGAAATCAGCTTCGCTCACACTTCCTTTAAATGGGCGAATTTGGCGAGCCATAACGCCGGCGTTATGGTTGCCGTAGTCGGTATCAGCAAAAGGCCGCCAGCGATCCGAAAACTTTATAGCGTAGCGGACGATGGCGCTCTGACTCTCCGGGAAACGCAGCACATCAATGCTTATCTGACGCCAGGCGTAAACGTGGTCGTCGAAGCCCAGGCGGCTCCGATTGGACTACTACCGCCGATGAGCTTCGGCAGCATGCCTAACGATGGCGGAAACCTCTTGCTCGATGCCCCAACAGCGGACTCGGCAATCCGTATCCATAGTGTCGATGCACGCTTTATACGTCCCTTTCTTGGATCTGAGGAGTTTATCCGTGGTAAAGAACGTCGATGTATATGGATAGATGATAAAGCTCTCGCATTAGCCAAACAGAATGCATGGCTCCGGGATCGGTTCGAGGCAGTCCGCAAGCAGCGTGCAGCCTCAGCGCGAAAGACGACAAAAGAGCTGGCAGCCCAGCCTCATCGCTTTGGCGAAGTTAGGCAGTCTGGCTTAGAAACCATTTTGATTATTCCACGAGTGTCCTCTGAATCACGCTCATATTTGCCCGTTGGGCTATTACCCCCAGGCACTATCGTCAGCAGTGAAGCTTTCGCTCTATATAACGCTCCCATGTGGAATCTCGCGCTCGTAGCTTCTCGACTGCACTTAGTTTGGATCGCAACCGTCTGCGGTAAATTGAAAACCGATTTCCGCTACTCCAATACCCTTGGATGGAACACCTTTCCAGTCCCGGTCCTGACTGAAAAGAACAAGGCCGATCTCGTCTATTGTGCCGGAGAAATTCTTCTTGCCCGCGAATCCCATTTCCCTGCCACGATTGCTGAGCTCTACGACCCCAAGACCATGCCGGAGAACCTCCGCGTCGCCCATGAGCATAATGACGAAGTGCTGGAACGCATCTATATAGGTCGTCGTTTCAAAAACGACACCGAGCGCCTGGAAAAGCTGTTTGAGCTGTACACCGAGATGACCGCCAAGCAGAAACTAGGAAAGGCTAAGCGATGACCGATCTGATCCTTTACAGCTCGGAAGATGGCCAAACGCGGCTGCATCTGCGTGTTGAAGGCCAAAATGTGTGGCTGAGCCAGATGGAAATCGCTGAGCTGTTCCAGTCCACCAAGCAGAACGTGTCTCTTCACGCCAAGAACATTTTCGAGGACGGGGAGCTGAGCCCAGAGGCAACTGTCAAGGAATCCTTGACAGTTCAAGTTGAGGGCCAGCGCCAGGTCAAGCGCAAGCTGACCCACTACAACCTCGATTTGATTCTGGCCATCGGCTACCGAGTGCGCTCACCGCGCGGCGTGCAGTTCCGCCAGTGGGCCAGTACGCATCTCAAGGAGTTTCTGCTCAAGGGCTTTGTGCTGGATGACCAGCGCCTGAAGAACCCCGGTGGGTGGGATCACTTCGATGAATTGCTCGCGCGCATCCGCGAGATTCGTGCCTCGGAGAAGCGCTTCTATCAGAAGGTGCGCGAGCTGTTTGCCCTGAGCTCCGATTACCGCATTCGGGAACAGGAAACCGCGCTGTTCTTTGCCGAGGTACAGAACAAGCTGCTCTACGCCACCACAGGCCACACCGCCGCCGAATTGGTGGTCAAGCGTGCAGACCCTAGCCAGCCCAATATGGCCCTGAATACCTGGAGCGGCTCTCGTGTACGCAAGCAGGACGTAATCGTCGCCAAGAACTACCTGACGGCTGACGAGATCGACACGCTCAACCGCCTGGTGGTGATCTTCCTGGAGCAGGCTGAGCTGCGCGTCAAACAGCAGAAGGAGCTGACCCTGGACTTCTGGCGCAGCAATGTTGACAAGATGCTGGTGTTCAACGACCAGCCCGTCCTGCAGGGCGCTGGCTCCGTCAGCCGCGAGCGGATGGAGCAGCTTGCTCATGAGCGTTACGAAGCATTCAATCAAAAGCGACGCGAGGCAGAGCGCCTCCAGGCCGATGCTGATGACCTCAAGGAAATCGAGCAGTTGGAACACACACTGAAAAGTACGGGCAAGAAGCCCTGA